ATTTTCATGATATGCGTCATGCAGCGGCTACCAGACTATTTAACCAAAACTACAGTATTCAGCAAGTTCAGCAATTTACGCTGCACACAGACTGGCGTACTCTGGCTAGATACACGCATATCAAGCCAGAGGATATTGATTAACTAACCCAATCACGAATCTGAGCTAGGCTCTAATAATCTGGATTTTAACCAGATGAATAGTGATATTATTTTTCCCATTTCAATTCCTATTTATTATGTCATTCAATTTATAAGCCTAATAAAGCCCGTTGATCTCTACCCCATTGACGCGTCGCTTCAACAAACTCACCAAAGACGGTCATTTCTTGTAATTCTTGAGCCGATGGTACGTAAAGCCCCATTGAAGCGCCTACACCAATTCGGGCAAAATACATTTCGTCATCAATCGTGTAATTAGAGCGTATTGTTTCAATAATACGCTGGGCGATTAGCTGAGTATGTGGGCTAACCAGCTTGATTGCTTCTTTCAATGTGTCAGTCATTGTGACTTCGGCAATACTGGCACTAATTTCTTCCGGCTGATTAGTTGGCAATACCGCTTGCTCTGGAATTGAAACATAAGTTAGTCCGTCAATCGTTGCTAACTCTGTACCTAAAGGGCTATGTGTATCACTTTCAGGCAAGCGCAAAGTACGGCTTATTAGAGGGTCGGTATATTTTTGGTAACTGTAAATAGTCGGCATAAGTCTCTCTTAGTTTGGTTAAAAGGAAATTTAAAGTATGAGTTTTTCGTGCATGACCCAATATAGAAATAATTGAATCTAGCTTTGATGCTTTAACAGCTTGTTTAAAATTATATAAACTGCGTCTACGAATAAAGCGCTTAGTTGACCATGTACGATAACCCACAAAATTAATACCCTTACTGACTTTAGCAATCGCTGACTTGGATAGCTCAAGATTTAAATTACTATCAATGTAATTAATCAGTATCTGCTGATAATCTATTGCTTGCTTATGCGTAATGCCAAACAAGATAAAATCATCAACGTAGCGGCAGTAATGTTTAATCTGTAGCTCTCGCTTAATATAGTGATCTAGTGGGTTTAAATAAATTAACGCATAAAGTTGTGATAATAGGTTGCCAATCGGAATACCTAAGACTTCGCCATGCTCTGTAAATAGCATCATCACCCTAACCATGCGCTGATCTTTTATCTTTTTCTCAATAAGCGCTTTTAAAATAGCCCTATCAATGCGATAAAAGAATTTTCTAATATCTAGCTTGAGTGTATAGCTATCGTGTGGCACTTGTTGTAGGGCGTGTTGTGCATAATCAGCGGCTTTATGCGTACCGAAACTAACCCGACAAGCAAATGACTGATCTATAAAAGTCGCTTCAAAAATGGGCGATATAATGCGGTAAATAGCATGCTGTACAACACAATCACGGAAAGCGGGTGCAAAAATGATCCGCTCTTTAGGCTCATGAATAGTAAAAGTAAAGTATGGCTTCGGACAATAGCTGCCGCTATGTAGTTCGTTATGCAATTCTTTAATATTGATCGCTAAATGCTTTTCAAAATCAAAGCAACCACGACGACCTCGCTTGCTTTTTGCTGCGTCATAAAATGCTTGCACTAAATTATCATGCGTAAAGGCTTGCTCAAATAAATGACCCTGCCGTTTCAAAATAAAACCCTCATCTGACGTTCGCGCCTACGTGCAAAATTGACTAGGTTATTGCTACCAGAAAAATGAGGGCAGACCGATTTCGCCATAGCACTTGCTACGCACCGGAAAGTATCTCCCTTGGCTCCACCATATCCATACATCAGATTTCGAGGCTTTACCGAGTCCGAGCGAAAGCCAATATTGTTGTTCGAGTTCGTCCGATTGTTGTTCAAATTGAGCGTCCAAACACCCGTATTCGCTCCATTGTTCCAATTACCACCAGCAATAGGGCACATATTAAGATACTTCCCGCACTACACTCTTGGCGCGATCAGAGGCTATCCAGCCACCGATCATGCGTCCAAGTTCATCAACCAGCAGCGATAGATTTAAATACCGATGTTCTGCCAGTTTTTTATCTTTTTTACCGTCTTTAAAACCAAAATAGCCCAGTTCATTAGCCAAGCGAATCATCATGCGTAATTGCTCATGGCGAATATCCAGACTCGTGAGTGTGGTTTTCTTATGATAGCGCTTTTGGCACTCGACAATCAGCGCATACACGTCATACGCAGCTCGCCTTATTTCTAAAGCAAGCCCGTATTTTTCATAAGCAGGAAAGTGATTTAAATAAATTGTCATCAGTTTTGTAAATTCAATAAATTTTCTATCTAATCCTGCTTCAGAGTGCAGCCCCATCGCTATCGCTCAAGGCCTCAAAGATACAAGGCCGAGCGAAAGCCAAGAGTGTAGGACGAGCTCGCCCGATAGTCGCTCAACGTGAGCGCCCAAACACCCGCAGGCGCCCCACTGAGCCAAGGACCACCAGCAAGAGGGCACATATCATTCGGCCGATAATCGTATAACACATCATTACCCATTGCATTCGTACCACCGATTCCCGTTAATAATGGGATGCCTGAGCCAGTTGCCGCCCACGCAGTGCCTGATGTTGCCCCATCAAAAACTTGCGTTGCTGCGCCAAAGGTTTTTGCTGTACTAGATGCGGTTAATGCACCATACGTTGCACCTAGCAAATCATAATTTGTAGTAATACTGGTAGCGCCCCAAGCGTCGGTACTTAGCGTATTTCCACCTGTTAGCGCATTAATATCAACACTGGTTTTTAATAGATAATAATTAGCTCCGTCACTGATAAATCCAGCATTGATTTCCCATAGATTGCCGTTTAAATCAACCACGCCACAGCTTTGACCATTGTGCGCAGTCTTAGCTAAGTTAGAAGATGACCCCGTTTGTCCACAATTAGGATAGCCGTCAGTAATATAGGTCACAGTGGCATCATTAGTATCTTTCAGGGCGTTATTATTATTGCCTTTAGGGAAATTAGTGACTCCAGTTGCATCATACCAAGCACAAGGGGTTGTTGATGTAGCTGCCTGTCCATGCGCTAACGATAACAGTGATAACGCATTAAAGATAAACCTCGAGTTACAAAAGAACTTGGTGCCTCGTGTTTTCGCTGCCTTAAAAGCACCTGCATAGATATTATCACCCGTCGTTAAGCCGGTTAAACCACTAAACGGGTTATGCACTAAAGCTGATGACAAAGGATTGCCCAGCTTAATACTCGAAGCAATACCGCCATTATTTGAGCATTGATATTTATCAACAAAAACCCCTGTTTGTATTGCGCCTGCATTATAAAACGCACGATGAAGCCCATAACCCGCGACATTGGCTGTAGCAACATCTGCGTAATAACTGTAGTCTTTAATATCAACGATATTGATAGCTAAGCCATTACTACCTGTACCGATCTTATAATAAAAGGCAGGTATCCAACACATCACCGAACCATCGGTGTACTGATAATTGCCATAATTTGCAGACGCGGCATCATCTGTTCCGGTCATTTTAGAAAAACCAGATGGCAGGTTTCGACAAATCCCAACGCCAAAGCCTTGGCTTCCTGCTGCGCCAATAGTGCTACTCATAAAATAATTTGATAAACCAGGAACGGCTACTGATTGCGAAATTGTCCAGCTTGCTATAGTTCCAGAGCCTGATACTAAGCTAACATTAGCTGTTAGCACGCCAGTACTTGTGTTGTAACCTGTAACATCACCTAGCATCGAATTAATAGGGTTTACTGTTGACGCAACCTTAATTGTCATACCAATAACGTAGCTTTTTCCAGTTTGCGTTGTTAATGATATATTTCCCAATCCTATCAATAAGCTCGTGGTGCTTGTTGCATTGGTGGCGTTTAAAGTCATTGCTACCGCTGTTGCATTGCACTCATTGGCAAAAGTAGGCAAAGCCGTCATAAAGGCATCAGCTCTCGCTGTGAAATTATTAGGGTCTGAGCGACTAGGAGCCGTTGGTAGGGGTGTTATAGCCATATTATGTGAGTCCTTCTATAGTTAAGCTGCAAGAGCTGTA